GCCTTTCTTTGTTCCGAACATATGGTCCTCCTGTTGGATTAAGCAGCCCCAGTTAGGGCAGCTAATAGTTGTGACATTTGTGGTGATCCGCCTTGTGCTAGATCTGTCCTACGAGAGAACTGACCGGGGCCAGCCACCATTTGGGAGCCAGCGGCCGGGGCCGCTCCCGGAACCATACCCATCATTTCAGGGGGTAATGGTTGCGAAGCACCGGGGGCCATCGCAGTCGCCGCTGGCTGTTCTATAGGAGCAAATGCTTTAGTAACAATCTGCTCCAAAGTTTCACCCTTTTGACGACCATTGATGATGTCAGCAATACGCTTGACAGCTTCTGTTGGGTCGCCACCTTGGGTTGCAAGCATTGGAATAGCCGTTGCATATTGCGATACGGCGTTGCGTAATGAATCACGGAGATCTTCGATATCAATGCGTTGCTCTTCTTGAGTCACATTGATCGAGAACGGAAGGTTGCGGCGTAGGAAGTCACGGCTGATGAGTTTGTCACCACGAAGTTGCAATCCAAAGATTGCTGCACGATTAGGATCAAGTCCAGCCATGAGACCATACTGAACATCTACGGTGTAATCACCCTTGATGTCACGAGATGGCGTGTAGGTTAATTCGTAAGGGGTACCATCATCGGTACCACGGATCATCTTGCGTTCGTTTCCAAAGACTTTCTCATCAACTTCGAAAGCGATACCGATAAGATTAATCAAGAAACGAGCAAATACTGCTTGTGCTGCTTTAACTTGTGAATCAAATCCACCCATAAGAGCCTGTACACCACGACCAGTAACGATAGATGCATCAATCTGTCCGGTACGACCCTCTGGATAACGAGATCCCATACGGAGTTCTCGTTCAAGGTTAGATGATTCTGCAAACACTCCGCTTGGAAGTTCGATAGGAACTCGGCGAATTCTCTCAGGAGTGTTAGAACGAAGCAATGCATCAGGGCCAAGAGCAAACTCTTGGACATCTGGTGGGATAGCAATCGGTGCTTCTACTGATTTCTTGGCTGCTTCTAGCTGTAGAAGTGCAAAACGAGCCTTAGCCATCTGTACAGGTAGTACATCATCAAACTGACCACGAGTCTGTCCATCGACAGTTGGGCGTTCTGCAATGTCTACAAGTACTTTACCAATCACATTTGGTGTATTGGTTAAAACTAGGTTGTCAAGATCAGGGATAAAGATCATGTCCTGATACTTATCGTGATAATGAATCACAGTAATCATGGCACTTTGTCCACGATACTTCTGGCGAATCTTGTTTGTATGCTCTGGATACTGATAGACAACGGTCTCGGTATCCATAATCATGGTACGAGATACACAGGTTACGGTGCCGAAGCGATCCTTTTCATAGTAAAGACCGAATGGATCGAGCAAACGAACTCGTGGGTTATTGGTTTCAAAGTCAATGTCAATCATTCCAGCACAGAAACCGTAGGTGTAATACCAGTCAGCACCTGCATACATCTGAAGCTGTAGATCAGATTTATTAGCGTAATGGTTGGCGATGCGTGTACGGATATCAGCCTTCTTACGAGCTGCATCTGATGCCATGTTGGATGAAGAGCAGTTAATCGAAGGTAGTGGTGCTGTTACTTCAGCGAGGTCACGAGCTGCGATATCGACCATGTTTGCAATGAGTGGCTTCGGATACTCATCTGAGAATTGACCAAAGAAGACATCTTGCATCTTGCCCTGACGGACAGCAAGTACATCAGCCATACGGCGGTCACGATCCATATTACGGTGCTTAAGCCGTGTGACCTTTGCTGCTACTTCCTGTGGAGTAAGCATTGAATCTCCTTTAACCTATCCTGCGATTTGCAGCCCACTCGTCTAGGTTTACAACCATCTGACGATTCTGGTCTGAACGAGTTATGAATTCGTTTTTCATAAACTTACCACCGTAGTCACCGAACTGGCAGATTTCTCTAGCCCTAATCTCACAGAACCAAAGAGCCATAACCAAGTCGGTTTTGTTCTTTGTCTCTGGCGACCAAGTGACAAGCTGATCGATAAGTAATCTGATTCCTTCGTGTCTATCTGACGGAAGATGAATCAAGTTATCCCTATGGTGTTTACCATTGGATTCAACAGTTCCGAATAACGGAGCCATTGCTGCTACACCAAAGCCCACATCCCACTTATTGCGAGAAGTCGTATGTTCCCGGAGCATCACTCCACGGTTGGCTAACCACATCCGTAGATTCTCATCCTGTGTCAGGTAGCCCTGAAAAGCGTTACGCTCAACCATCCATTCAGATGGTTTGTATTTGTCTGTTAATGTCGTGATGAGATCACGGATTGCTTGTGGCGAAGGCCGAGTAATTGTTGCTGCATCAAGTACATAACGCTTTTTGCGGCGGCGATCAATCGCCATTACTACGGCTGCGGTGTCACCGACAATCGCTGGGTCAAGCCCTGCGACTACGGTAAGTCCATCTATTGATTCGGGGTGTCCGGGATTGCCCGGTACGATAGGCCCGATCATTCTCATACGATCGATAGCACCTTTAACACAGGTGACATTGAAAGTTGAATCTTCATCTACATCTGCTTGCTGGTAAACCATAGACCAAGTTTTAGGATCTAAGGCACCTCTACGCATTGATAAGTGGGTTCCATCCCAGCGAGGGTATAAACCACCTTCATCTGGTTCTTCTTCGGAACCTTGCCATGGCCGGTCGGACTTTGGCCAAAGCGTTTTCCACTCGTTCGGGCTTTCACCGAATTCGAGAACCGCCGGCATGGCTAGGTATGTCCACGGAGATTGACCTGTTGGGTAGCGTTCTCCGTTACGGAGTTCTCTATACAGGTCGATGGAATCCACTCGGGTTCCTAAAACTAAAAGCTTACCGGTGGGCCCAAGACGAGTTAAAACTTCTTGTTGGATCCAACGAATCTGTTTTTCATACTCGTGAGCGTTACTCATAGTTACGCAGTCATCGAGGATTATCAGGTCTGCTCTCGCACCATATACCTGCCCACCGATACCAATGGCTTGGATAGTTGGGTCTTTCTGGTCTGAGTCACGGAGTTCATCTCCAAGATAGACCTGTGTTGCTTGCCATGTAGCAGACTTAGACTTAAAGCCAGAACCAGCCGCATAGGCTAGTTGCAACTTTTGCCACGATGGGTGGGTAAGTCTTTGCTTGATGGCGTAGATAAATTCTGTTGCCTTTTGTTGACTCTTCGAGACAATCATGATTCGGACATTGGGATCCATACAGATCCGATAGACCGGATAATCAATCGAGGTAGTCATCGACTTGGCGTGTTCAGGTGGCACATTCACCAGCACATACTGGGGGCGACCCTTTTCATACTGCATCGAGCTATGAAGCCACGCTGGGTCTCGACCTTCCAATAGGTCGATGATGTTCATCTGGTGTGGAAAGGTCTCAGCCTCTAAATATTCTTTGCGGAAATCACGAAATGGTAACGCCAGAGATTCCTCAGATTGGATACGACCCTTAGATACTCGGGCAGCCCTAATCTTGTCAGCGTTCTCTTTGAATTCTTTGTCGCTGGATCGGTAATACTCCCAAAGCTTTACGGACTTACCTACAGCCCTCATAGCTTCTTCGACCGTATAACCCTGCGTTAGGTAGCCAAGTACTTTCGCTTTAGTTTTGGCCGCCTCTTCTTGGCGTTTTGTCATTGGATTCCTAGAGTTTCTTTCATTGGATCCACGGTCTGTGGATAAACCTGTGGATAGTCAAAATGGCAGACTAGTCCAAACTCACTAGGAGTTTGTTTGGGGGCCTCCAGTCGTTGGAAACTCCTTCCGGCCCCCTAGGGCCGGGTAGGTCGTCTAATTACCTAGTCGGTAATTATCCTCCCTACTATGTATAAGCCGGGATAAAGGCTGTTTATCCCACCCTAAAGGGTGTGATTTGTATCACAGGTAGCCCAATGTAGCCAAATATGCTGTCTGACCAGCACTTTTGTTAGCTCCGATCCTATCAAAAATATTTTTCTGGGTACATATACATGGGCCCCACCGCCACTTAAAGCACTCGGGTCAATTTATCCCCTGCGTGTCAGACCCCCTACTTTACATAATATATGTTATCGGCTAACCATTTATACCGATTTTCTAGGGGCTGGCAGGGCATGGCATACGGCTAGAACTAGGGGGCTTCTTAAGTTCTGCTTTTAAGTAATCGCCTAGTAATCAAGGCACTTTCAAGGGGGGTCAAGGGTCAGACATGGCAGGGGGCAGGGGGCAGGG